TCGATCTCGTCCTCCTGCATCATCTTCTCCTCGAAGGTCTCGTTTGACTCGAGGTCTAGCGATGCAAGGTTTGCGCCCTGCTGGATTGGCATCTTGGGAAGCTGTGGTGGCATTATTTGTAATCTTCCATTACGGACATAGTTTCTGGTTCGCCTCGTATGGCGTTGGCAATACCCGCGCCCATGCTTACCAGGGACCCAGGGACCGCGGTGGGCGGGAACATCGCGGCCGCGTTGCCGGCGGCCTCAATGGCAGATATTACGGCGCCAGTTCTGTCGCCCTTGTTGTAGCGTCGCATTGCGTCCTCAATTGAGAGAGGCACCGCGGCACCGCCTGCAATCCCAAGGCCCGGCTTCATGTACTTGCGAGTCGACGCCATGCCGCTGCCAAGCGCAGACGTGCCGAGCAGTGCGGCCTCGTATGGGTTGCCCTCGGCAAGTTTTTGTCCGGCCATCTGTGCCGACATTGCCGCAAACGGCAAACTTGCGCCGCGAGCAATTTTTTCTAGTCGCGTCTCCGGCATAAACTTGCTGGGCGTCTTGCCGTAGGCAGTCATCATGGCCCGCATCTCGCTTGGGCTCATGGCCGGCACGGATCTTCCGTCTGCGTATGACCTGTCGGGGTTGGGGTAGTCCGCGGGCGGCTTGTTGAGAAATGCCTCGGGTATCCCCTCCGACCTTGCCCGCTGCCTCCAGTCCTGCATCCCGCGAGATGATGGTGGCCTGTCTGTCACGATCGAGGCGCCCCTCTCGCCGTACTGGTGGCGCAGCGGGTTGTACTCGGCGATGATTACCTCAAGCTCCTCGTCGGTGGGGTAGCGGTTGTTCTTTTTAAAGAACGCGGCCTTTAGCATGTCAATCAGCGGTGTCTTGCCCGCGGCGAGTGCCTGGTTCTCCATCGCCGAGCTTGTGCGTGCCATGTAGTCCGCGCTTGGCGTGATTGACTCGGGCATGACCTCCTCGAGCTCGCCAGATACTTGCTTCTTCTCGATGTTGGCCTGTACGTTCGGGTCGTTGATGTCCTGCGGTTTTGGTTTGATGTAGGTGCCCTTGACGGTGCGGCCGGTCATTGCCTTTGATAGGAACGGGTCCGGGCCCTCTGGGTTGATAAGGCCTGGGTCGGTCGCGAGCTGGTGGCGTGCGCGTGCCTGCGTCACGGGGTCTGTCTTGATCTCGCTCTTTGCCGAGATGCTCCTGGCGTGCTCCTTAAGCGCGGCTACGTCCTCCGGGCTGGGAGGGCGCCCAAACTTTTTGGTGTACTTCTCGATGGCGCCGGTGATGAGCTTGTACATGTCTGCGCCAAACTCTCCCACGGCCTTGCCCTTGGAAAAGGATGGAATGCCCGCCATCTCGAACAGCATCTCTCGCGGTGACTTGATTGGGTTCATGTTTGTGTGGTTATCTCCCTAACCCAACTTATGCACAAAAAGCAAAGGAAAGTGCCTCACTGCGCGTATGGGTTGGCTCGGGTCTTTTTGTCGTCGGCGTAGGAGTAGTCCCGCGGCGGCAGGGGGTCTAGCTGTACCCACCCAGAGTCTCGCAGTACGCGCAGCGCCTGCGACAGGCTGTCGACGTAGTCGTCGTGGCCGCCAGATTCCGGGAAGGCACAGACCTGGCGCATAAATCTCTTGGTCCACTCGGCGTACTCCCCGTCCTTCTTGGCATCCTCCGGCACAAACACCTTGCCCTTGGCGATCAGGGGCGCCACGATGTTGACGCGCTGTACCTTGTCCGCGCGGCCTGGGTTGTAGGCCCGGACCGGGACGCCGGCCATCTGAAGCTCTTGTATCAGGGATATACCGGCCGATTTGTCCTCCATCAGTATCAGGTCGGCCTTCCTGCCCTTGGCAAACGTGTTGTCCGCCCCGTACACCACCTCCTTGAAGTCGTTGATTACTTTTTTGCGCAGCTCTGGGTAGGCCAGGTGACCGTCCCACGCGTCTAGCAGTATGAGCGACGTGCCCGCGTCCTGTTGCTCGAAGACGCCCCACACCGTGCAGGCCGTTGGGTCGTTGTGCGTCTTCTCGCTCGTGGCCGGGTCGTAGCTTGCGATGACATACTCCAGGGTAGGCGTCTCCTTCTTGGAGGGCCACATCCTGAACCACTTCCGTTTTACGATACCGGCATCTTCTGGGTCCAGGATCTCGCCGTAGATCTCCTGCTTGCCGAGGTCGGTGCCCTCGTACGTCTCGAGCTGCTTGAAAAACGTCGCCGAGAGGTTTTGTCGGTTGTCGTAGGAGCTGGCGTTTACGACGTACACGTCCCCGCCGACCTTGCCATCGTTGAGGTCTACGATGAGCTCTTTAGGTTTTGGGGTGGTGGTGATGATCTGCTGCACCCGCGCGATGTCTGGGTGCCTCAGTCGCAGCGTGAACTGTACCTGGTCGTATGCGTCGTCGATGTACTCAAACGCGCACAGCTCGTCGAACCAAGCCCCGTGGTACTGCTTGCCCCGGTAGCGCTCTGGCTCTGAGCCGGGTATGCCCTGTATGATCGAGCCGTTGGTTAGCGTGATCTCAAAGAGCGATTTGTTGTAGTCCTGTATCAGCGAAGACGGTATGATGTTCATCAGGCCCGAGTCACCCTCAAAGCACGTCGCGCGTATGTCGTTCGACGTCGGTGCCGTGACGAGCCACCTCGTGCCGGCGTATTTCCATGCCCGTATCCCAATCCAGTGGCTCGCGGTGTGCGTCTTGCCCGACCCTCGCCCTGCCAGCATCAGAAACGTGTCGTACTCGCCGTCCTCTGGCTCTCGTTGGTGCGCCAACGCCTCCAGCTCCCACCTGACCTGCCACAGCGCGGCCTCTAGCTGCGCCTTTGGCCAGTGCTTGTTGTTTTTTGCGAAGTTTGCGAGTACCGTTTCCTGTTTTTTGGTCAGCATATACCTAAAAATCCCTCTCCCGCGACAAACTCCCCGTCTGTGGCGATGTGTACGCACTGTTTTGGGACAATTTTTTCAACTTTTGTAACAAAACGTCTGCACTTAGCGACATTGTCATACATTTTCGTAAAGTAGAGCGAGAAAAAGGTGTTCTTTCCGTTCTGTAGCAGCCTCGTGACGTACCCAAGGCCCTCCAGGAGCTGCTGCTTGCGCCGTATTGAGCGCCAGTTGTCGTGTATCACCAGACCATCGCGTGAGCTTTCCGCTTTTTTGATGCTTTTTGCGTCAAATAGCCCGTCCAGCAGCGCCTGTCGGCTGTCTACGTCGCTCTCAAGGTATGATTGCGGTATCACGTCCGGCACCGGGGCCCCGGAGTGTATAAACGACTCCCTTACGCCGGGCCTAAAGGAGAACATCCACTTGCCCTTCTTCTTTCTTGCCAGGCTGAACCCCACCTCTCGCACCCGTCTCTGCATCTGGTTGTAGTCTCGGTTCAGTAGCCAGTGGCGGTTGGTTGGGGTGACCGTCGCCAGCCACAGGCCCACGACGTATGGAGGCACCGGCAGGTCGACCTGCGGGTACTGCAGGGGGCTCACGGCCTGCAGGGACCAGTTCTTGCGGCCCCTCGCGTCCAAAAGCGGTCCCTTGTAAAGATCCAGGAAGGTCTGCCTCTTTAGCGGGCGGCGAAATCTTTTCTGTGCAAACTTGTTGCCCTGGTTGTTGAACCAGGACTGCTGCCTCTCGCGCCACCGCTGGTCCTGCAGCATCATGCCCGCGTGTCGGTCGCCGACGATGCTGGTACCGTCCGACATGTGCACCCGGTAGCACTCGGTTGGTATGTAGCTCTGGACAGAGCCAACGGCCTGGGTACCGCCGCGGGGGTTGAACAGGACGTCTCCAGGTCGAAGGTCTGAGGCCAGCACCCACCCGCTAGGCGTCGGTAGTGGCGTGTCTGACGGTATCGCCATGTGCCTTTTGCCGCTTTCTTTGCCGGTCGTTTACGGTGGCCCTCTCCGATGCCAGGGGGTGCAGCCATATCTCGACGAAGTGTCCGTCCGATCTCCGCCTCTTGGTGTAGGCGAAGAACACGTACCCATCCAGGCGCGTATCGCCCCGGTGGAACACGTCGCCGGTGTCTGGGTTTTTTCGTTTCATCTCTATACCACTTATGCACCTTCCACAAAAATAAGGCCCCTCCACGAACAATCAATGACTTAGCGCTGTTTCTTAAGGCAGAGTGTCAAATGCCGCAGGTAGCGCGGGTAGCGCGGGTCAATTCCAGGTCCATACAGATATTTTATTTTTTATTTTTTAAAAAAGCTAATCAAGTCTACATAGACCTGCGCTACCTGCGCTACCTGCGGCAAATGAGAATAATTCTCATTTGGGCCCTAATAAAATCAATGACTTAGCTCTGACGCAAAATTTCGGTATAGAGAAAAAGATCCTTGCTCGTACCTGCGGCAACCTGCGCTACCCGCGGCAAATGAGAACGATTCTCATTTAGGTTTCATGCATTTCTCTATACTTCTACACGTACGCACCGCAGCACCCCCAGTGTGCGCACACTAACCTATTTGGTGCCGCGCAATATGTCAGTGTGCGCTCACTAACATGCCGGCATGCAAGAATCGTGCCATGTTGCGCAGGCACGCATCTTGCCCTAGCAAGTATCGTGCCAAAGTGGCGGGGCGGGCGCCAGCATTTCACCATGCAGGAAAACGGCCACCACGGGGATATCCACAGCCAGCCAAGGGCAGGGGTACCCGGCAGCGCGCCAGCCCGCCAGCGGGGCTAAAAACGCGCGTGCGAGGCCTCGGCGCTGGGGTAGCGCATTGATCGGCCATCAGAGAGCGGCCCGCGCCCCAAAAGTACCCACGAAAAACCAGTAAGATGGAAACACCAACCACAACCAACAGGAGCACGACATGAGCAGAGACAGTCTTGGAATGGCAGGAAAGTACACCGTCTACCAGTGCGACGACGGCGAGGGCTACTACTTCGAGCACGAGCAATTCGGCGACGAGCGCGCCGTCCGGGTGGACGTGGACCCGGCCACCAAACAGGCCTTCGACTATGAGGGCATGTCAGCGACACAATCGACGCCGACGTTCAGGCACGAATCATCGAGCTATGGGACAAAGGCTGTCCCCTCGACATCCTCTGCGACGAGGTGGACATCGAACCGGAAACCCTTGCGAAATTTTTGCGCGGCGAGGGCTACTGCGTATAACAGCGCCAGCATCACTGACGAGGCCTGATTGGCCGAAACCCGCTGCGGCGGGTCTGATGCATAACCACAACAGGAGCAACACCATGGCAACGTACACAGTATTCTGCAGAGAGGCCGGCAGCTTTGGCACCACATGGATTGATCACGTACAGGCAGCAGACCCATACGAGGCGGCAGAGAAGGGCAAAGAGCAGTGCGCCGAGGACTGGGGCTGGGACGACAGCGACGGCATATCAGTGCTGGGCGTGCTGCGCGGCGAGCCCACGGTAGAATTTTGGAACGACTGAGCATCACTGACGAGGCCTGATTGGCCGAAACCATCGCGAGATGGTCTGATGCATAACCACAACAGGAGCACACCATGCATAAGACGTTACTCACCGTTGACGCCAACGCGAAGACGATCAAGGGCCAAAAATACGGGTTCATGACAGGCATTCTGTACATGGCCCCGGCGGACCTCTCCGGCGTCAACCTCTGCCCCATGGCCGACATGGCCGGGTGCAAGGCGGCATGCCTGAACAGCGCCGGGCGTGGCGCCATGTCCAACGTCCAGCGCGCACGACTGTCAAAGGCCCGGTTTTTTATCGAGCAGCGCGCCGCGTTCATGCGCGTGCTCGTGGCCGACATCGAGCGGCTGGTCCGCAGCGCCAAACGCAAGGGCATGACCCCGCTCGTGCGCCTG